TGAGCGTGTTTATCATGCATCTGTTCTGGAGTTTTACCTTCTGCTCTATAACTGGTCATGTGTTGACCACCGTTGAGGTGTTTACCAATTAAAATTTCTCTCAATTTTCCATAAGAATCAGCTTTAGCGCCGGCTTCTTCCGTTAAAAGTTCATTTTGTGATAACGTTATTTCTTCTTTTAACCAGAATTTAAATGATTTCATTTTCTAACTTTAAGTAAATTAGCTCTTGCAAACTCAGCCCTATTGACCAATTTGGTTGGTTCACCACCGTGATTAACTACAAAACCTTCAGGTCCTGTTGGCTTGCCAGCAATGTGATGTTCTAAACCGCCAGTATTTTTTTCTAAATTTTTCACCAATACATTTTTTGCTTGTTGTAAATGGTGGTGCATATTTAGGAGGTTATTATAGTGTTCGGTATTACCTTCAATATGTTGAGTATGAGATTTGGCTTCTGTTTCTTTTCTTGATTGTGCTGCTGGTGTTTTTAATTTGGATGCAGCTTTAACAAATTTATTTTGTATGTGTTTTTGTAAACCTTTTGCTGTAGGTTTTTCACCTGTTCTAACAGTTTGATTAATATATGTTTCCAAATGACCACCTTCGCCACGATGAGGTTCTGTGACACGATACATTTGTTGACCCACTTTATCGTGTATTTTTTGTGCAGAGTCAATATGTTTTCTAAATTGCTCTTGGTCTTTTTCTGAATAGTTTATTTTTGATGAATCATGTTCAGCTGATTTATGCCAAACATCTTCGTGTTGTTTGAAATTGTGAACATCGGGACTAGCATCCGCTTTCATTGAAGTGATATCTTTACCATGGTATTGTTGATGAACCACAACACCAAATTTAGCCTTACGAATTCTATCACCTTCTTCACCTTTGGCTGAATATGTGATTGTGTTTGGAGTAAATGAAACACAGTGTTTTGTTTCTTTTTTATCTTCACCACTAAACATTACATCACCTTGGTATACACCTTTTTTTGGTGCCACTTTAGGTAAATGTTCTAATGCGTGTTTTAATTTCTCAACCAAACCTGGTGCATGGCCATGGTTTTTTTCAATATCTTTATTTGTATAGTTGATTTTTGGATTTTTATTGAAAGCTGATTTTGATGCTACAAAGAATTTACCGGTTTCTGGATGATGACCAAATACTAACGATGGAGAACCATCATATTTCATGGTTAATGCGGTGCTGTGACCACCAGATTTAATGTGCTCATGTGCTTGTTGTAATGCACCAACTGCGTGACCAAAACCTTCGGATCCTTTTTGTAGAGGCCTGTCCTCAGCATGAGTTATATGCTTGAGTTTACCACCCTCATCTTCCTCTTTGAGAAACATTGAAAACGAAAACATTGATTTCCTTACTAGATATGCAACACACTTTGGTTGCCGGTTTGCTTATTTATACAACTTCTCAACCTTTATGGTACAAACCGTTTCCAACGATTAAATTATTGGGTTAGATATATACGACCCAAAATTGTTGGATTTTAATTCCATTTGGTACCTTCAAAGTCTAGCCAGTAATTTGTCATTCTACCTTTACCCTCCATCAAATAAAATGGTAAAGTATGAACTAATCCTCTACTGGATCCATAGTATAACAGGTCTTTAGGTCCTCTGTCAAGAGCCCATGCAAAGTGGCTAGAACCAGTATCACCACCTACAAAGATTTCGGATGTGGTAATGTGGTAATAATTCTGAACAAAATTGGTAGAATACCGCCAGCCCTCAAATGGGCAACTTTCGGTAGGTTCACCTTTTTTGCAGATTACTTTTTCATAATCTTTATATTCTTCGGTAGAATATTTGGCAATAATCTGTTCATATACATTCTTTGGCCAGTTACGCCATTGATTGTATGGTGCATCAAACAATGGAAATATAGCAATCTTTTTTTCCATTGAAGCATTGTTTGGTATTTTTACCAAATCACCAGATATATCTCTGAAATCCCAAACATTAACTTTTCTCCAAGGCAATGATTGTTCACCTGATTCTGTTGAAAAATAGTTAGTCATCTTCAACATTATCTCATAGAATGTTTGGCAATGTGTGTCAGAGCTAACATTTCCAGGTTTCAAATGAAACTGAATCATTGGGTCATTGTTGATTTTTCGTATGTGTTCTAATACATTAGCAACACCAAGCATATCACCATTTCGGACTGTGCCAAAGGTTCCTGGTTCAATATTGATAATCATAATAATTTTTGTAGTTCGTTTGCGTGAACCAATTTTGCTTTGCGATTGAGATAGAAATGTTTTTCAAATACTTTATTGATATCTTTTCCATCGTCCCAAGATACATTATCACCTACACGAAACTCTGGTTTCCAATCTTCTGCTTTCCAAACACAATATAGTGAAACATTACATAGGTCAGCTAACATACCAACACCAGTAAAGTTTGTGATAAAAGGTTTTTTTAGATTTTTAATAATGTAAGCATTTTCCAACATTGGTCGCTTGAAATCAATAAATTCACAATCTTTTAGATGTGATAATACATGAGTTTCTCTGCGAGTGTCAATATTGCCAACCGACCATCTATCACCAACATAATATGTGTCTTTCACAGCAATATCATACTCTGGTGTTTTTACTGTGAAATCATCATCAACTTTAAATAACATTCTGTATTTGTCATTCAACCAATTTTCATAACGACAGGTTTCTGTTGGCCTATCTGGATCTTCTTTATCTTCTCTGATTGGCCACGAACTTAAATTAACGATATCTCCATATATAAACAATTCGTCATCAAAAGAAACATCAGTAAATAAATCTTGATAAAGTAAAAATTCTTTGATGCCATTAAATTTACGCATCTCACTTTTAATTACAAGGTCAAATTTGCCAACATCTTTACTAACACCAGACAATACAGGCATAGCATTTAAAAAATCACCAAGATTGGCTGTACCATTAACATATATTTTCATTCACTAAATTCCTTAAAAGCAACAAACCAATCATCAATAGAAACTTTATGTAGTTCAAACAATTCTGGTTTTTGTAGATATGACATTAACAATAAAGTTTGGTCGTCATCTATTAAATTATTTTTGAGTAACTCACCAACATTATGGTGAACCAACTGTTCTAATATAGGCCACATATCTTTACCTGCAACAATACATGGTCCTGTAATATGAACATCATTATTGAAAATCACATCTTCGATGTATGTGCCTTCTTTCCAATCTTTTAAATTGAAGAAATGAATCTTATCCTTGTCAAAAGGATATTGCCATTTCTTTACATTATTACGAGTAGATTCTTCACGACAATAACCAAAATCTAACCATGCAATCAAATCTGTTTTTATTAGGTTTGTTTGCATGGCTTTCGTAACGAAAGATGATTTTAGTAAATTGACGAGAACGTAGTCAGCATTCCAGTATTCTGGATTTTTTACTTGCATGGGATTTATTTTGGCTTGATATTGTGGATCTTTTTGTACCTTAGTAATTTCTTCCCTTAGTTTTTCAAAACTGTTAGGGAAATCAAGCGCTAGAATTTCTGTTGGTCTATCTTGTCTTATAAACTTTATGTCATTTATAAATTCTTTTGATGTATAGACGACCATTGGATTGTCAAGCTTAGCCATATGACTAAACCTGTCAAAGTAAGTTTTGTTGGTTCTGTGTAAATAATGAGGCAAACCTTTATCTGGTGTCCAATCACCACGACCAATATCAAAGAAAGCGGTAACTATTGTTATGTCATTCATATTTTTCTAGCCACAAATAATATACTATTATATTCTTTTTTAGTGTTAATGTCAAGCGTTGCATACTGAAAATCATTGGTTAATTTATCACTATATTCTTTACCATAAGAAATATTTTCCACATCTTCAATAATCAAAACACCACCTTGATTTAATTTAGGTACATATAAATCTAAAAATTCTAAATGGCTTTCTTTTGTATGTGGACCATCATCAATAATTATATCAAAATTAGGTAAAGCTTTTACTAAATCTGGATTATAACCACTCGCTTTATATAATTTTATTCTATTATTACCAGCTGTAGATGTTTGGCATCTATGAAACCGGCCATCTTGGCCATTATCTACACCATATATTGTTGCGTATTGAAAATAGTCGGACCATAATAACAAACTACCACCGGATGCACAACCAATTTCTAAAATATTAACTGGTTTGTTTTTATATTTTTCAAATTCAAAAGTATAAAATTTACTTATATAACCATGTGCTGGATATTCTTTATCTGTGTCCAAATATCTGTGACGATTTTGTTCATACTGTTCTAAAAGTAATGACATCATCACCCTCAGGCCAATAATACTTTTTGTAGTTATTGATTATTTCAATATGTTCTGGTTGTTCTTCTACAAACTTATCAAAATCAAAACCTTTTTGGTGCTGGTGTGTATCCGTCAAATATGAATTAACACTATAATCTTTTCCACACAACATATAGTAAACTACCATGTAACAGTCCATAAAACCTAGTGGATTATATTGTTGTTGAAAAGTATCATGATTCTTTTTAAACCAATCAATTATTCGGTCATAATTTTCTAAAAAGGTAGAAACTTTAAAAATTGAACCTCCACCACAACCATATTGATTTGTCAAAGGTCGTTTACCAGAAAACTCTGTAATACTATCAATAATGTTATCAGGAATAATATTACCAACTTTGATGTTCCAACCAGCCATTTCCCAATCATCTTTTACTGTAATAGGAGATTTCTTAATCCAAACATCATCTTCAACCATCATTATATGAGATGTGTAAGTCTGTTCACAGGCAAATTTAAATCTTTCAAACCAAATCAATACCTTTTCTAAATTATAACTTGGATAACCAAGTTTATCTCCAAAGTATTGGTAATGACAATTAAATTTTTGAGCAATATCAGATAAATCATCCGCACAATCTGAACCTAGAAAATAGTAATCAAAATGATGTTTACGGATATTCTCTACAATTTTTTCTGTTGATACTTTTTTACCAGCAGAAGCCAAATGAAGAAATGATATAGAAGCCATTACATTAATCTTTCAGACCAAGTTTTAGGAGTTTTATCGGTAATAATTTCTAATGGATAAGCATAGTCAAATGGTTTAGGACCTTTTGCTTTAATATAATCAACTGTTTCTTGTATAGATTGTTGTAGTGTTGTTTTGGTTTCATAGTTCAATAACCAACGAGCCTTGTCAGCAGAACAATCTGCGTGTTTTACTTCTCTTGGCCTGTCTGGCATATGAATTGCCTCACCGGTGAAACCTGTTGCATCTGCCACCAGTTTAGAAAGTTCTTTAATTGTAACTGTACCATCATCAGGCCCAATATTAATAATCTGACTGACAACTTTAGGATCAAGTGCCATCTTCTCTAAACAACCAACACAGTCATCAACATAAGAGAAACAACGAGTTTGTTGGCCATCACCATAAATGATTGCAGGCAAACCACGGAGATTACGATTAATCATAATGCTCATTACATTACGGAATGGGTCATCATACTTCTGACGAGGACCAACAATGTTATGTGGCACAGCAATGTTCCATTCCATGCCATGAGTTTCACAGAGAATCTTTAATACATCTTCACCAGCAACTTTAGCGACACCATATGGGTCAACTGGTTGTGGTGTCATATCTTCGGTGAAAGGATGTGGTTGATTACCATATCGTGCCATTGATGTGCAATACACAAATCGTTTTACTTTATTTTGAACGGCTGCAGAGATTGTTGCAACAGAAGCTTCAAAGATATTTTTGGTAATGAAACTAGGACTGAATACAGAAAGTCCTTCATGTGCTGTTGCGGCAGTATGAATAACAACATCACATCCTTCCATGATGTAATTCATCTTGTCTATATCACAACAATCTACAACATATAGTGTTGCTTTCTTAGGCACATTATCACGATAACCACCAATCAAAGTGTCATTGCCAGCAACTTCATGGCCAAGTGCCAACATTCGGTCAGCTAAATGACTACCAAGAAAACCTGCTATTCCTGTAATAAAAATTTTCATGATACTCTCTTTAAAATAGTTAATCCATTGTTATTAGTTCTGCGTTCAACTAATTGCCATTCAGGATGAGAATCAATGAATTCTTGAACTGCTGGCCAAATACCTTTGCCACCAAATTCACCTTGGTCAGCAAATAATGTAGTATCGTGAAATAAAAGATATTTACGAACTTTACCTGCGTGTAATTCTAATTCTTTTTGTACCTGTTCATAGATATGTAGACTATCTACCAACATCAAATCCGTTTCTGCGATTTCAACCTTACGAGTATCATCAACATGAAGTGTTACATTACGACCAGCATTTTTGGCTTCTTCAAAGAACTCACGAATGCCAGGTAAAGGCATAAACTCATAACTATGTAACTCAACATCATGGCGTAGAAAAGCACGAGTGCTTTGAGCCCAACCAACACCAAGTTCGGTTACATGATTACATTCTGAAGTTAAAACAGATATTGTTGGTAAATGTTCGTGTATGTCTGAATCTCTTTCACAGGCATCTTGATATTCTTTTTCAAAGTTCATTATTCTGTCCTAAAAGTAATAAGTTCTTCTTGTTGATATTTTTGTTTAATGTGTTCTTTCCATACGGGCACTCGGTCATATTGGTGAACAATTGCAAATGGTCTACCTAGTGATGTTTTAACAATACCATCTTCAAACTTTGGTTCTGGTTCCAATAAATGTGGTCTAAACGATTCAATCTTAGATGGGTCAACTGTTGTGCCAGCCTGACAAGCCCAACCATCCAATTGTTTGGCAAAGTAAGTTACACCTTTGAATGGCTGTGTTTGAATCAGAACATTATAGACCGCTTGGTCGCAAATAGGAATAGGTCGGTTGATTGCATTGAACAGAATGTTGAACACTATATCTTTTACATATTCAGATACACCACCGATTGTTCCTACATTGTATATCTCATTGTCTTTGAACTGCTCATGAACATATGGTCCATAGGCTTGCATAAGATTCTCATTACCCCATGGTTCGTCTTTGTATTTTAAACCTTCAGAGCCGGCAACTAATTTTTTATCTTTGAGGTTCAATTCTAACCATGTGATTGGATCGGTTTGAAAATAAACATCTTTGACATCTGTGGTCACCACATGATTATAATTCTGCCAAGTGTTTTTGAGAAAGTCGTAGATAGTAAGAAAACGAGCCACATGAACTGGTGCTTTGATATCATGCATCTTAATGATGATGAAATTTCGTTTGATTAATTCACCAATGGTTTCTTGTGAGGCATTACCAACAACCATGGCTTTATCACCAGTAAAACCACATTCATCAATAGATTCAACCCAAGGTTTTAATTGATTGTAATTATAGTTTGTAAATGCACCGATTATTAGGCTTTTTTCCGCCATGGGTATTCTCCATTATATTTTTCATTCATTACTTTATTACCATTTTCAAAGAATTCTGCATTGACAGAACCTTTACCACCATCT